CACTGTACTCTTCAATTGTTAGTAAATTTAGTTCTGACTTCGGAGGAACTGTAAGTGATACAACTCGTCTGATGAGGTTGTATACAGACGAGTGTTCAATTCCAGGCATTCAAATGACAACAGGTGAGTATAGAATTAACAATACTCCACAATTAAAGTATGCATATGGTTCTGTTTTTAGTGAAACAAACTTTTCATTTATCATGGATGCCAATTCAACAATCAAAAAAGTATTTGATATCTGGACTGCTTTCATGTATGGATATGCAGTTGATAATAATGTAGACACAAGTTCAGTACAACAATTTTTGGTCAATCCAAATAATATTAATCATAGACTTAGAACCAGATATCGTGATGATTATGCAATTGATATTATCGTAATCAAATATGAAAAACCACCTAGCAGCAAAAAGAACTTTAGTAATGTTAAGTTGAAAGCATTTACTAAGAAAGAAATCATTCCAGATTTTCCTCAAGCTCCAGGTGAAGGAGATGAACTGTCCAGGTTCTATAAAGCAACTGCAGTTCATTCTACTAGAATGTTCAAAGCATTCCCTTCAAACATTGCATCGGTTCCTTTAAATTCTGGTGCATCATCTTTGGCAAAATTATCTGTTACGTTTGAATATGAAACTTATACCACAACTGCATTGACTGGATCTGGTAGTGTCTTTGGCAACATTCTTGATGCTGTCAATGGTTGATAAATAACTTCAGATAATTATTCTATATCATAAGGAGTTGTCATGCCTTTACCAAAACTTGTTACGCCAACATATGAGTTGGAACTTCCATCAACAGGACAAAAGATTAAGTATCGCCCATTCCTAGTTAAAGAAGAAAAAATTCTTCTACTTGCTATGGAATCTGAAGATGAAAAACAGATGACTGAAGCGGTTAAAGTGATTCTGAAGAATTGTATTCAGACCGCAAAGATTAAGGTTGAAGATCTTGCTCTTTTTGACATTGAATATCTCTTCTTAAACATTCGTGGTAAGTCTGTTGGTGAAGAGATTGAACTTAACGTAACATGTCCAGATGATGGAGTGACTGTTGTTCCATTCTCTATTGATATTGATGATATCAAAGTTCAGAAAGATAAGGAACATTCTAATATCATTGATCTTGGTGGTGGTGTTTCCATGGTGATGAAGTATCCAAGTATGGAACTATTTGTAAAGAACAACATCTCCCAAACTTCTAATGTTGATGATGTTTTTGAAATTGCTGCATCATGTATCTCTCAAATCGTAGAGGGTGAAGATGTATATGAAGCTGGTAACTTTTCTAAAAAAGAACTTCTTGCATTCTTAGAAGAGATGAGTACTCAACAATTCTTGAGTGTTCAAAAATTCTTTGAAACAATGCCAAAACTTTCTCATACTATTACTGTCACCAATCCAGAAACTGGAAAGGAGAACGAGATTGTAATTGAGGGTCTTGCGTCTTTTTTCGTATAGCACTAGCTCATGAGAGTATTGAAAATTTCTATACAGTAAATTTTGCTCTCATGCAGCACCACAAGTACAGTCTAACTGAACTTGAAAATATGATTCCTTGGGAAAGAGAAGTGTACGTTACTATGTTGATGGAATACATCAAAGAAGAAAACGATAGACAAAAACAAAGGATGAACGGATAGTATGGCAGTACCACTTCTAGGAATTGGGGCTCTACTGGGAAGAACAGGATTAATGGCCGCTGGTAGAGCCGGTCTAGGAATGGCGTCTCGCGGTGTCGCTCGTGCTGGTGTCCGTATGGGGGCGAGAGCAGGGATCGGTAGAGGAGCCAGGGCAGGTATTGCGAGGGGACTTCGTACAGGTGTCAGGGGTGCTGGGAGACTCGTTAGAAACTTGGGTGATGACCTTCTGGGTACAGCTCTCGGTGGGGGCCGCCGTGGTGCCGGCGGCATGGGTGGTACAGATGTAGATCAGACAATAGAACCAGTAAAGGTAAGTGTAGTAGAAGGATTCGCTAGTGCAGTCAAAGGAGCAACTGGTGCTGGAGATGGAGGAGGAGGTGCTATAGTTCCATTCGGTGGTAGTCCATTAACAAGTAGAGAATCAACTGCGATCACTAAGAGTGGAGATCAGGTTGTTGATAGGTTAGATGAGATAAAAAGAATCCTCCAACGAATGTTGGAATTGGAAAGAGAATCTTTAGAAGCAGTAAGAAATCAAGTATTAAGTTTTGCAAGATCTTCGGAACAAGACGCAAGAACTTCTGAGCAAGATCAACAAGAGAAATCTAAAAAAGAATCCGACAAAGCAGAAAAGAATCCAATAGTTAAGAAAGCAACTAAAGCTTTTGGTGGTATATTTGACTTCATAAAAAATTTAGTAGGTACATTTATAAAGTATAAAATATTAGATTGGTTATCAAAACCAGAGAATAAAAAATTAATTCAAGGAACTATCCAGTTCTTCATGAATGTAGTTAAGATGTTCCAACTACTTCATGAAAGATTCATTGGTCCATTTACAAAATTAATTCAATCTATTCTTGGTGGTGGATTGAATTTGTTTATGGACTTGGCGAAGTCTCTCATTGATTTGATATCTTTGAAGTGGTTGACAAATCCCAAGGAGTTTATTGATGGGATATTGAACATTCCAAAAACTTTATTAAAGGTAATCCCAGATATACTATCTTCACTTATCAACTTCCTAACGTTCGGATTAGCTGATGCTGCTGGAAAGATAATTCAAGATGGTATAAAGAACCTTTTCGGTCTTGGTGGAGATAAAAAAGATCAAGAGACAGAAGCTGCAAGTATCTCCCCAACAGGACAACCAGGAGCTGGAGAACAAAAACCAAATCCAATAGCTCAAGCTGGTAATGCAATCAAAGGTATTGCAAGTGCGGTATTGAATCCTATTGGTGCTCTCACCAATATGGTTGGTGGGATGTTTGGTGGTGGAAATAAAGATAAACCGCAACTAAGAGAAGGTGGTGTAGTCGGTCCAACCAAAGGTGGGTCTGGAGTTTCTGTTGAACCATTAGATGATATTGCTGAAGCATCTGGAATACTGTCTTCAGTCAAGAAGACATCCAAGATGTTTATGGATTTATTGACGATGCCATTCAAGTTGGTTGGTGCAGGATTAATTGCACTTACCATGAATACCATTGGTAAGATTCCTGGTGTAGGTCCATTTATAAATCCATTACTACAGAGTATTATTTCCAAGTTTGATTTACCACCATCAATTGCTGGTGTACTATCTGGAAAGGCACCAAAAGAAAAGAAGGAAGAAACAGAAAAGAAACCAGAGTCAAAGACTGGTGGATCTACTTCACAAACTGCAGGAAAAAAAGAAGATGTAAACTCTGGTAATGTTGGAAATTTGTTTTCTATGTTGACTGGAAAAGAGTCTCCATATCCATCCAGTACTGGTTCTGATGGTTCATCTCCTGCTGCTGATGGATCTTCTCCTGGTGGGACTCCTGGTGGAACTGCTCCAGGTGCGCCAGGTGGTTCTCTTAATTTTGAACAATTAAAAACATACGCAAGAAATGCAGGATTTAATGATGCAGATGCATCCAGAATGGCTGCAATTGCGATGGCAGAATCTTCTGGAAATCCAAGAGCTCATAATTCTACTCCGCCAGATAATTCATATGGTCTCTGGCAGATCAATATGATCGGAAACCTTGGACCTGCAAGAAGAAAACAGTTAGGTATTTCATCAAACGAACAACTGTTTGATCCTGCAACCAACGCCAAGGCTGCTAAGATGATTAAGGATAGTCAGGGATGGAATGCCTGGACTGTTCATAAGACTGGCGCATACAAAAAGTTTATGCCATCTAAGAAGGAAGGTGGATGGATCACTGGTCCACAGTCAGGTTATCCAGTATCTCTTGATGGAGGAAAATCAACTTCATTTATTGGTCATGGAACTGAGTGGGTTGGATTCAAGAAAGCTTCTGGTGGAAGTGTATCCAGTGCTTTTGTGATTCCATTTGATACTCCATCCACTAGAAGTAATGGTGGATTGGTTGGTAGAAGAATCAGAGAAGCTAAGAACGGTGGATATGCACTTCCTTATGCTTCTGGTGGAGTCGTTAAGACTGATGGTGTATGGGATACTGGCCCAGGATATACTATTAAGGGCGCATCGGATCAACAGGGAAGACCAATTGTTTTCTCTCAACCAGCAGCACAAGCATTTGCTCAGATGATGACTGCATCTGGTGGAAAGGTTAAGGGATCTGATGTTGCAAGTAGTAAGAGAAGTCCTGCCAAAAATAAAGCTGTCGGTGGCGCCAGTGGTTCAAAACACATGTATGGTGTAGCGATGGATATTCATGGATCTTCTGGTTCATGGATACGTGCAAACGGATCTAAGTATGGTTGGGTTCCAAATGATTATCCAGGATCTCATGGTGGACACTTTGAATTTAAAGGTGCTGGAATTGCTCCAGGAGATTCTAAAAATCAAGGAAATCAAGATGGAACTCAACCAGATACTGCTGGGTCTGGAGGTGGAGCCACAGGCGGTGGTGGAGGCGGAGGAGGATCCCCCGCATTAACTATAGATATGTTAAAAGATTTGAATGCTATGTTAAATGGCGGCCCAGGATCGGGATCTTCTGGCGGTGGGTTATTTGGTGGAATGTTTGGTGGTGGAGGTTCTGGGTTATTTGGTGGACTTGGTAGTATTGCTGGGGGAATATTTGGCGGACCACTTGGTTCTGCAGCCGGTAGTGCATTGGGTGGTTTGTTAGATGGAAAATCTATAACTGATGTTGCATTTAATGCAGGCACAAGTCTTGTACCAGGATTGAATGCAGTCCCCAATTACTCAGGTGCATTTAAATCACTACAGACAGAGAACCTTATTACTTCTGCATTTGGGGCTGGAGCTGGTAGTGGAGTTTCTGTTATTAATGCCGCTGGTCAAATGGAATCAAACGTAAAACAATCATTTGATACTGCTAGTCTTGGAGAAACTCTACCAAGAGATGGTAATTGGTCTGTATTTAAAACTAATCTCTAATAACCAATGGACTTAAACTCAATTGCACAATCTGGTGTAGATCCAAAAACTGGAAAGTACCTCACTCCAGAACAGAGAAAGGAAGCTTTTAGAAAGTCTCTTGGGAGAAAGCCAAGGTCTGGGTATGTTAGTGCAAGAAAAGATTCTGCTTTGATGAAACGAAATGGTGGAGGGGGAGATGATGGTGGCGCCGGAGCTTTGGTTAAGAGATATAATTTTAGAGTCATTGAAAAATTAATTGAAGTTAAAAAAGTTGCAGATGAATTATTCAAAGTAAAACAAGAAAGAGTCCGACTGGAATCTAAATTTGCTGAAGCTCAAAGAGTAGCGAGAGAGAAGAGTAAAAGAAAGAAAGAAGAATCTGGAATGGAATCCAGACCTTCTGGTGGTAAGAATATACTAACTGGTTTTGCAACTGATGCAGCTGCAAAGGTAGGTGGTGGATTATTTGGAATACTAAAAGCACTGATCTCCTATGCAATTTTAGATTTCATTTCAAAACCAGAGAACAGAAATATGGTTGAAGGGTTTGTCAAACTCTTCATGGGTATCTTTAAGTTCTTTGATTTCTATGTTGGTTCAATGGTTGGTAATCTTCTTGGAGGATTTACTAGATTGTTTGGTGGTGGTTCTATATTAGAAAGAGTATTTGGTGGACTTCAATTATTACTTGGAGTATTCTTATTCAAAGGATTCACCAGAGTATTAAATCCACTGAAACTTATTGGTGATATAAAATGGGCACTAAAGAATGCGAGCAACTTTAAAGACTTATTCAAGTCACTGTTCTCCAAAAATTTAGCTGGAGTTGGTGATGCAATAAAACAAATCTTCCCAAAGACAGCAAGTATATTCAAGAAAGGTTTGCAAGGTGCTCTACAAAGAGTATTCTTGAAAGTATTTGGTAAGAATATATTTACTTTCCTAAAACCATTTGTTGGTCAAGTAACCAAGACTTTAGTTAGACCTCTTGCAAAATTAGTAACAAGAGTACCAGTAGTTGGAACTTTATTGGCTATCCCAATTAACATGTTCTTGGGAGATCCAATTGATAAAGCTGCAGTAAAAGCAATCGGTGCTGGTATCGGAACATTTGTAGTTGGTGCTCTTGGTAGTATCGTTCCTGGTGCAGGTACTGTACTTGGTGCAATAGCAGGTGGTTTATTGGGTGATTTTCTTGCTGGGTGGTTATATGATTCTGTCATTGCTCCTCTAGGAAAAACTATATTCGGTGGAAAGAAAGATCAACCTCAATTAAACACTGGTGGTATTGCTTCTGGACCAGAGAGTGGATATGATGTAACTCTACATGGAACTGAAGCTGTTATCCCAATTGATAAATTAAAGGACATTGCACTAAAACCATACAAGACTGTTGCATCTATCATCATTGGATCAACGATGGCAGTTCTTAAATCAATGGGTGCTGTTGGATCCATGTTGTCTCCTCTTGCACTTCAAATGTTTAATCCATTCATTAGAGTGTTTGGAATATCGGTTGAAACATTTTCTAGTGGACTAGGTAAAGGTGTTGATTTATTCATGTCACCTGCAGCTGCAAAAGAATCGGCAGATCCATCAGATTATTTGACAGATAAAGAAGATCCATACAAACCAGCTGGTGGTGGTATGGGTGGTAGAAGAGGTAGTGGTGCATCTCCATCAACTGATCCTGGTGGAAGTCCAGCTCCTGGTATGGCAGAAAATACAAAAGGAGCACCATATGAATTTGTGCAGAGTAAACTGGGTGCAAACAAACAACAGTGGGATATATTCAGAAATACTATTGCTGGTATTGAATCTGGTGGTAAGTATGATATTGCTGGTGGATCTGGTGGTCACTATGATGGAAGATATCAACTTGGTGCTGCTGCAAAAACAGATGGTGCTCGTGCAGCAGGATTAAAAGATCCTGGTCATAGTGCATCTGCAAGAGAAGCCTTTAGAAAGAATGCAGACTTACAAGAGAAATTATTTGCTGGATATACTTTGGCAAATCATAATTATTTGATGGGTAATAAGAAATATAAAGATGCTGCAATAGAAAGAAAACTAGAGATACTTGGATATGCTCATAACCAGGGCATGGGAGGAGCAGAAAAGTGGCTTAACACTGGTCAAGTTGGTGCTGATGGTTTCGGAACCAAAGGAACAAAATATACTGATGCACTCGCTGCAAACTTCAGAAAAGCAAACATGACTCCAAAGAAGGGTGCTTCTAGTGGAGGAGTAGTACCACTTATGGCTCAAGGTGGTGAAGTAGAAGATCCTGGTGTACTAAGATTGTTTGACAAGAAGGGAAGAGACGTAAAGAATACTGCTCCTGGACATTCCGAGGGTGGTTTGCTTCAACTTGCATCTGGTGGTATCATTCAATCCGCAAAGAAAGCAGTTGCTGAAGGAAGAAGAGGTCCAGCAACTCCTCCATGTGCTTCATGGGTTAGAATGGTTCTTGGAATGGCAGGACATCCTGCAGCAGAAAAGGTCACTCAAAAAGGAGACCTAGACCCAGACGGAACTGCATATAGTGGAAGAAACTTTGCAGCATCTTTTGCTGGTTCTGATATGGGTGCAGTTATTAGAAGTCAATCTGCATTACAACCTGGAGATGTTGTTCTACATAAGAATACTTACGGTAATTATACTCCTGGTGCAATTACTCACGTATCTATTGCTTCGGATAAACCAGGAAAGATCCTACACCAATCAACTAGTGGTGGAGCTCCAAAGGAGGGTGGTATATGGAACTTTGCTGCTGGTATTAGACTGGGTGGATCTGGAACTGTAGGAGCATCTGATACAGAATCTGGTACATCTGGAAGTTCTTCCGGCGGTGGTGGAGGTCAGTCTACATCTGCTCCAGAACCATCATTGGATATTGGGATGCTGAGAGATCTTTTCACTATGTTAACTGGAAGAGCTCCTGGCCCAGCGACACCGGCGCCACCAGTTCCACCATCAACTCCAGCACCACCGGCACCAAAATTGCCAACTCCAACTCCTTCTAGATCAACTTCTTTGCCATCTATGAGTAGTCAGTTTACTTTGGATAAGAAAATGTCTGCTGCACATGGAGTTGAAATACCAACCATGATCATTAACAAATCTATGAATTATAATGGTAGTACATTCCATATGGGCAATCTAAATAATATGACGGTATCAGAAACAGCAAACCTTAATCTACTATAATGGCAAATCAGTTTCCAGGTGATTTTTCTTTAAAGGAAGTATGGTTATATCCACACTTTTCCGAGAGGATTGATATTAAAAACCTAGTCGGAGAGATCACTTTATACGAGAGTGTTTTGTCTGCCAGTTTGCAGTGTACAATTTTTATTCAGGATATTGGAGAAAACTTGATTAACACTTTGCCAATCATGGGCGAAGAAAGGATTCAAATGATCATTCAAAGCAATAATATATGGTATGATTTGAATTATTATATTTACAAGATTGATGGTAGGACGATGAAGGAAAAGAATCAAACCTACATCATGACTTGTGTTTCGGTGGAAGGTTTGAGGAATGAAAACTTTAGAATCTGTGAAAGAGTAGATGGAAAGAAGTCTGAAGTTTTGATGAAAGAAATTTTAGAACAAAGCAATTTCACCACCAAAAAAATATTTACGCCTGATGCAACGGTGTATCCATTCCAGATGTACATACCAAACTGGAGACCATTTGATACTATAATCTGGTTAGCAAGAAGATCCGTTCCCGAATACAAGAAAGACTCTATTGGATTCTTATTCTATGAAACCTTTGATGGATTCTCATATAGATCAATTGATGTTTTGTTTGATCAACCAAGATATCCAAATGAAGAGATAAAATATATTTACTTCCAGGGAAATCAAAAATCAGCTGGAGTTGATGTTGATGAGAGATTCCGTGTTATGAACTATGCATCTCCAAAAGCATTTGATATGTATGATGACTTGAGAAGAGGGGCATTCGCCCATGAATGTATATACGTTGATATTAATAACAGATCCTACAGAGTATTCAGAAGTAATGCTGATGACTTCTGGGATAAGAGTAGTCATCTTGATAAAGTAAAACCATATAAGACAAAAACATTTGATGGTGCTGTTGAATTATTAAAGAGAGGTAGTAGATTTATTTACAGACCATCTACAATAAGTACTTGGGGTGCTTGGAATGAAAACCAAAGTACAGAAGGAACTGATAATATAGATGAAGTTAATAAGAATTTTGAGAAGGCATTCTATAGATATTATTTCTTAGAATATAACCAGATGGAAATTTCTGTTCCTGGAGATCTGGAGAATAGATGTGGTAATGTAATATATCTTTCTATTCCATCTCCAAAGAAAAATAAAGATGGAAGTATCAAAGAAGATGAAAGAGTTAGTGGTAGATATCTTGTCAATTCTATCAAGCACACCATACTAAATAGATCAGAACTGAGGACAACTATAACTCTAACAAGAGATTCATTTGGCGGTAAACCAGTTCCAGATGAAAAAGAGACCAGAGTTGGTCAGATTATGTTAGAAGGTAAAAACTAACAGGAGCTACATATGTCAACAATAGACGATCATATTGAAAGAGACAAAAAAATATTAGATGATCCTCTTACTTCTTCTCAGGCTAGAAGGCACATAGAAGGAGAACTAGAGTCTCTACAAAAATATAAAGAGTCACATCCAAACGATACTCACGATCCAACTCCATTAGAATTATTTTGTGATCAAAATCCCAGCGAACCAGAATGCAGAATTTACGATAACTGATTATGGCATCCACTAACCCTACATTATCTACCACTAGTTTTATTGGAAATGATGACTGGAGATGGTGGCTAGGTACTGTATTGAATGCAGATGATAAAGATGCAAAACTTGGCAGAGTTAAGGTAAACATTTTAGGTTATCATAGACCTAAAGAGAAACCAGAGGATCTGCCATGGGCACTTGTAATGGCACCAACAGATTCTGCTGGTGCAAACGGGGTTGGTAGTGCTCCCGCACAACTTAAACCAGGAAGTTTTGTTGTAGGATTTTTTCTAGATTACCCAGACTGTCAACAACCAGTAGTTATTGGAACTCTTCTCAGTAAGATTGAAGACGTTGTTGATCCAACATCTCAGGACAGATGGGATTATCCTGGTTCATTTGAGAACACAGTACAGAGAACTAAATCTGATGTGAGTGATAGAGGTTCCAGTGTTGCCACACTTGCAGAACAAGCATCAATGTCTGCTGCTGCGGCTTCATCCCCACACTCTGATACAAACCCATCTGGTGTAGTAAAGTCTATTCCGATTGCTGATGGTAAGAATGCAGGGGACAAGACTTTTACATCAAACGTTTCCTATGCGATTAATCATCTGGTTGCAACTTTAAAGTATGCAGATACAATCAAACCAGACACTACCACACTATCAGTAGACATTGATTCGGAAGAACAGGCTATCCCAGTTCAAAGCACTCAGGGATTTCCTAGTGTTGGTATGTTGAATGTTGGTGGTGAGAAGATTGGTTATAATAATAAAAACTCAAAGACCTTTGTTCTCGCTAAGAGGGGACAAGATGGTTCAACACCGAAGAGACACACAAAAGGTACAACAGTTTCACTGGTAAAGAAAGGAGAATATCAAGGTGGTGCTGGTGGTACTTCAGAAGAGGGAGATACTGCAGGATCCTTTATCCATAGTTTAGTTGATATAAAAAGAACCATTGATAGTGCGTTAGAATTTATTGAAGATTCTCTATGGTGGGTAGTGAATCAGATCAAGTCATTCTTGATGGGTCAGATCACAAAAATTCTAAATGCAATTGGTATCGCAGCAATCTCTGCAATTCCCTTGTTTGGTAAACTACTCACCGATGTAATTCTATTCATCCTAAAAGAGATCGCATGTATCCTGGACCAAGCACTTATAGATGCTTTGATGTCTGGTATTGAAGATGCAATCATGGATCTCGTTAGTGGTGCTCTTGGTGCTGCTGGTTGCGTTGTTGATGCAGTTTTCGGAACCATCATTAATCTAGTATCTCTTGCTGATCAAATTATTTCATTGGTTAGTGACATCGTTTCATCATTCAGTTCAGTTGGAGATCTAAGTAACTTATCAAATCTTGCTCAATTAAATGTTGTAAGTATATTAGATTTCATTTTCGGTCTTCTCAACATTGGTTGCGATAGAGACACTAGAGATCCAACTGCAATCACATTCTCAATGTGTGATCTAGCAAACTTGGGAAGTTGTGGTGGCGCAGGAGGTTATGGAATTGATATCTCAGGAATACCTGGAAGGATAAATCCAGAATACTCCAAGATGATTGGAACCTTCTCCGAAACTGGCACGATGGTTATGATGGATGATACTCCATATAATAGTCGTCTAGTTATTGAACATGGTCCAAGTAAATCAGGTATTCATGTTTATGATAATGGTGATGTAAGAATTACCAACTCTGCTAAAAAGACAGAGGTTACTATTAAGGATGAAGAAATTATTATTCACGGAAATTATAAGATGGTCGTGGATGGTGACTACCATTTGAAAGTTGGTAGAGATATGCACGTTGAAGTTCTTGGTTACTATAATATGGCAGTAAACCGAGAGAGTAAGATTACATATGCTGGTGAACATGAGACATACTACAAGAATGACTCCAGAATTGAAGCAAACAATGGACTCGCACTAGTTGCATCAAAACTAGGTGTCACTTGTTCTGGCCAGTATGAAATATTCTCACCAATTATTACTTCCTGGACTACAGAACAAAATCATTTCTGTTTAGGATCTCATAATGTTATCACTCTTTTCCAAAATAATTTTATTGGTTTGAATAAACTTAAATTAGTTGGTGGTAACAACGTCTATGCTCGTGTTGGAACTAACTTTGAACAGGGATTAGGAATATCCAATGTTTTCCAGACTGGATTGGAAAACGAATGGTGGGGCGGTAAACACAATCAGATTGGTTTGGGTGTGTGGACAGAGAACAAACTTGCAATTGACCAAGAAAATACTACTGGTATCACAGCATTCACAAAACAGGGTGCGTACTTTGATTCTATTGCTGCAGCAGCATTTAAGAACACAACTGGTCTATTGTTGGATACTGCAGAAGGTGTTCTTGGAAACACTTCATTTGCTGTACTGAAACTCACTGCACCAATCATCTCCCTCAACTGACTTGACAGGCTCTGGATCCTGTGGTATGATAGCCAGGTACTCAGGTTCCCTGTCATGTCCATTAATCCTAAATCAAAGTTACAAAAGGTTGAAGTAAATATTTTGAGTAGAGTTGTAACGATGTATAGTGATAATGGAGAAGTGTTGTCTGTAGAAAATAATACTTCAGATGAGTTCACCAGGATGTGTGAATTCCTTAATACGCATGAAGATCTGACTGAGGATATGATTGAGTATCTTTATTGACAAAGTACGGAACCTATAGTACAATTTAAAAGAATTTTCCCAGGCGAAAATTCGGCCATGTTTACCTAAATCCCCGAAAAAAAATTCCAGGCCAAAATCGGTCTGTGGCCTTTTCGGGGTTTTCTGGTAAAATTATTAAGCGAGTATGGTGGAATCGGTAGACACATCGGCCTTAAAAGCCGCTGAAGGCAACTTCGTGCCAGTTCAACTCTGGCTGCTCGCATTTTTGGTTATAAATATCATTAGATATTTGAACCCAAATGCCATATAAAGATAAATTAAAACAAAAGGAATATCAAAAAAAGTGGCACTCTAACCACAAAATTTCTAAATCAAACCAAACTTCTCATAACAAGAGAAAATCTATGGTTGAAGAAGCAAAAGATAAACCTTGTTCTATTTGTAAAGTCAAATATCCTCCATGTGCTATGGATTTACATCACATTGATCCATCAACGAAAAATATGGGTGGTATTAGTGGTATGATGAGAATGGGTTCTTATAAAAAACTTCAAGAAGAAATTGATAAATGTGTTCCTCTGTGTGCGATCTGTCATAGATTACTTCATAATAATTTAGCAGAACTTATTCTGGAGTAATTTTTTTATTGTATTAAATAGTACATCTGGAGAGGGTTTTTTCCATGAAGTACAGAATCACACAAGCTTATTGTTGGTACAATCAAGGAACCCAGATAGTGAAGATGTACTTCATCAATGAAATTCCGTTTACTTTTGATGAAGTTGATCCAGAAGAAATGTACGATATTGCTTATATAGAAGCGGCAGACAAGCAACGTACATTTGAACCCGATGATTTGTATAAAACTTCCTTCTATTTGATAGACGAACAGGCCCATCCGATGCTATTTGAGATGGATTTGGAGAACCCAGAAGACCTCCCGCAAGACTAGTCAAAAACAGCGGAATTTTTACATCAAAAATAGTAAAATTCTAAGTCAAAAAATTTAGACGCCTATAAATAATCTCAGATGTATTCTATTTTTCATCGGAGACAAATTTATGGCTCTAACTAGAGTTACATCTGGCGGTATCGCTCCTGGTGTGGAGATTAAGTTTGATCAAAACAACTCCCCAACCGCTCCAGCGATTAGCTTTGATACCGACACAGATACAGGTATTTACAGTCCTGCAGCAAATACAATTGCAATCTCAACAGGCGGTGTTGAGAGATTTAGAATTAATGCAGACGGTAAGATTATTCTTGGAACCGAAGAGGAACCAACTTTCCTTCCCGTCACAGACAGCTCAAGCACAATTTCACTAACTGGTAAAACTCTATACGTTAACGGTAACGACAGCAAATCTGACGATGCCCTTGACAACAATGGAGAAAACCTTGCAAGACCTTTCAAGACGATTGAACGTGCTCTAATTGAGTCCGCAAGAAGATCTTATGTTCAAGGTGTTGGACAATCTGCTGGTGAAGCAGGTGCTGACCAATTTGAATATTTCACCATTATCGTTTATCCTGGTCAATATACAGTTGATAACCGTCCTGGTGTATTCCAAGGTGCAAGTCCAGAGTGGAGTGGTGATTACAGCACTCTAATTACTCAAAACTCACTATCACCAAACGACTACTACAAGTTCAACGCAGCGAATGGTGGTCTAATTGTTCCTAGAGGTACTTCCATCGTTGGTATGGACCTCAGAAAGACAATTATCCGTCCTAAGTACTGCCCAGATCCAGAAGGTACTGGTTCTGAAGCTGCAATCTTCCGCCTCACTGGTGGTTGCTATATTTGGCAACTTACAATTAAGGATTCGGAAGGTCAACCATATGCAACACAATCAAGTGTTCATCCAAACTCAAGTTTCTCTCACCACAGACTAGTTGCATTTAAGTTTGCTACTGCAGCAGACCTAAATTCATACTACAGAAAGGTTGATCAACTTGACGGTAACATCCCTGCTACTGGCAACTCTATCTTTGAACTCTATAAGAGAGTTGAAGAGAACAGAATCGTTGGTAACTACAATGATGCAAACACTGTTGATACTGTAGCATCTGCTTCTCCATACGTATTCAACTGCTCACTCAGATCTGTCTGGGGTATGAGTGGTATGCACGCTAATGGTGCTGATGCAACTGGTTTCGCATCCATGGTTGTTGCACAGTTCACTGGTATTTCTCTACAGAAAGATGCCAGAGCGTTTATTAATAACAATCCAAGAACTGTATTTGACAACTATAAGGATAATTGGAGAAACTATCACATTAAGGCATCCAATTCTGCGTTCATTCAGATCGTTTCTGTTTTCGCGGTTGGTTACGCTGATCACTTCTATTGTGATAGTGGTGGTGACATGTCTATCACCAACTCTAACTCCAACTTTGGTAACACTGCTCTGAAGACTAGAGGTTTCCAATCTGTCGCATATCCTCAGAATTCAAACGGAAGAATCACTGGTATTATTCCACCTAGAGGTATTGATCCAGATCTACGTACTTCAACGATTCAGATTGACTTCCCTAATGTAGAAAGAACTCTATTTGCAGAAGCAAATAGTGAGCCAGCTTCGTATGCAAGTGCAGGTACTCTGTCAACGAATCTTCAAAGTGATTTCAAGATTCTTTATATCGGTGGACTCATCAACGAAGACGAGATTCCAGAACTCAGACTTGCGGAGAATGGAACATTCAATAGATATCTTGCATTTGGTACTACAAATTCATATCTGCTAACCAAGAGACCAAACGAGACTCTTCTCTTTAATCTTTCTGGTACAACTTACACCGATACCGTCAGAACTTCGGCATCAACTGCTGACCCAAGTTATGATGACTCCAATAACGGAGAAAGACTCGGTTATGGTTTTGACATCATGGGAACCGTCCAGTCTGGTCCAAATGCTGGTAAAAAGTTTGGTTATCTATATCTCAAGTTGAATACTGCTCCAACAGCTGGTAGTTCTACCGTTGTTGCAGCGTCTGCACTTGCAACTAACGGAACATTCACCGCAGCAACAAACAACTTTGCTAATGGTGATGAAGTTCTAATCAGTACAACTGCAACATATCCAACTCCACAGGATAACCTAGGTCAACTTCAACCAAATTTACCATATTATATTGTTGGTAAATCTGGAAATAACTTCAAACTCGCTAGAACCATCAGTGGTCCTGCATTGACATTTGCTTCCAGCACATCGGATGCTTATACATTCACAAGAAGAGCAACTCCAAATACCTCATCTGGTATTCTCGGTGTTCTTCATACTAGAATTGAAGTTGCAAGTAAACTAACCTATCAGTACTACTTCACTGCTGGTACTACTAATATTGGCGTAGAGAGAGTTGCTGATACCAGAACCTCTATCTCAAACTCCGAACTACTTTGGAGAATTGAGTATACTCTACCACAAGGTCTAAACTGTAAACCACCAGAAAGAAGATTTGTTCTTCAACCACAATCTGGCGGAAATACAAGTGACGTATTCTATATTCTAAGTATTGATACTGAACAGGACTACATCTTCGGTGAACAGGATGGTATTTACTACCTAACTTGCTTGCTCGGTACTGTTAAGAATACAACTGAAACATCTACAACTCCAGGTGTAATTTACCTCTATGAAGGTGTAAGCACTCTTGTTGATGGTGTTACTCAGAATATTAACTACCTATATCCAGTTATTGACGAAGACGAACCAGATTGGAACCCAAGTGCTTCTGTATCCAAGGTTCAAATTCTAGATATTCAGTCCAATAATAATACATATAAGAAGAATCTTAACATCTCAGTTCCAACTGGTACAGATCTTCAGTTCACTTCTCTCACAAGAGAGACAATTAATAAAGTTATTACTCAGTTCGGTATCCAATACAATGGAACAACAACTGCAGTAAATACTGCTACACCATATCAGTCCGATACAACTGCAAATACTCACGGTAAGGATATTAGATCTTCTTCAAGAAGAATTGATGTTAATGATGTTAACGTCAAACTACATAGACCTTCTATCATTCGTGCTTCCGCACACACATGGGAGTATCTAGGTTATGGTTCGGGTAACTACTCAACCTCACTACCACAGTTCCACCAAGTTGTACTTTCAAGACAAGAACAGTTTATCTCTCAGACTCTTGACCTCAACGGTGGTTTGAATGCTTCAACTGGTACTAACAGTTCTGGTGAATTCTACATCGGTAATAACATTCAAGACGCTGGTGGTTTTGAGAGTATTACTCTTAACGTTCCTGCAGTTAGAACTTCTTCACAGACTCGTCTGATTGACTATTCAAACACCTTCAACTCTATCACTAATAGTATTGCACAGGTTAACCAGTCACTCACGAATAACGTTTCGCAACTTCAGTCTGCATTCACAAGTCAGTTGCAGGGTCTTGCAAATTCCTTCACCACAACCAGTTTGACGGTTCAGGATAACGCAACGATCTCAACTCTGACTGTTTCAACCAGACTTGCAATTTCGGGTGTTACATCTGATCTTGGACTTGCTTCAACAACTGCTGCTGGTATCGTAAGACTATCAACAACTGCAGAAGCTGCACTCGGTACTGCTGAAGATATTGCAATTACACCACTTGCACTATCCAGTAAGACTGCATCTAGTATCAAGGGTCTAACCAATATTAGAATGTCACTGAATGCTCCTGGTGTTGGAACTGGATTCTTATATCCAACTGTAGATGTTAGTGATGCAACTTCCTGGTACTTACACCCATTTAGAGGTAATGAAATTTCTCTATATGATTATCAGAATAATGTTTGGACTATTGTTCCTGTTCCTGAAAACAGTAAGCAATTCTTTTTAACAAATACTGGTCTTGCTGGTGGTACTGCACTAACAGCAAACACTGTGTATGATGTTTATCTCTATAATGCTGGTAGTGTTACCACTCCAGATCTAAGAGTTGAGTATGCTGCATGGTCAGACTTCCACACTCCACCTTCTAGAGGTAGAGTACAAGGTATTGTCACTAAGGGTAACGTTGGTGGAGTTGATGCTTCTAAGAGATACATCGGTCTCGTTAAGACTGGTGGAACTGCTGGTACTTGCTCAGTTAAACTCGGTGGAAGACTTGCCAATAACTTGGCAGAAGCGGATGTTCCAACTATTGGAATTGCAAACTTCTATAATACATATAGATCTTCACAAAGATTCATGTTTGCAAGTTCATGGAACACAACTCAATACTATGCATGGGGACATCCTCCAACCTATGGTGCAAAAGCACGAATTGAAGTTTTAACTGCTGATGATTCTTCAATCACTTCATTCAGTGATATTTACAACAACCCAGGCGCCGGTGGTGCTAGCCCAGCAATCACAATTTGTTATCACACAATTGGACTAGATTCTGTTGATGTTGGAACTACAGTTGACGCTGCTGGTTCTGGTTTGTCTGGGGAAATTAGTGCAGGTGCAGGTGTATTTGTTCCAGTTGATGCTTTCTATGGTGAAACTCAAGCAGATAACCAAACAGTAAATACAAGCTGGTCAAGAAGTTTGGGTGCGGGTCTACACAGAATATACTATGTCTACAAACAAAGTGGACTATCATTGATCAATGAACATGCCGCTCATGGTATGATTGTAAGTGCTGACGTTTAATTAGGAGAAAATCATGGCAACACAGTACGGATATCCATACATAACTACCGCTTTAACTAGGATTCATGGAGTGCTCCCACAAGGTAGTTTTCCAAATTCTATTCCAGAAACGGATCCAACGTGGTATGAACAAATTGTTTATGCAGAAAATGAAACTTTAGTAAAACCTTCCAAAGAAGAAATTCTTGAAGAAGTTGAAAAAATTAAAGAAGAGAGAGGAGAAGTTTGATTTAAATCAAACATAAATAGAGGAGGGATATTTATCCCTCCTTTTTCTTTAGGTATATACCGAGATAGAATGCCATATGGCGACAAATATTAAATTAAAATCCAGTTCGTTAGCTGGAAAAACACCCACACTTTCAGACCTATCACTAAGAGAACTTGCAGTTAATACTGCTGATGGTAAACTGTTCCTTAGAAGAGGTGATGGAAGTGGTACGGATAAAATTATTGACGTAACTGCTCCTCTCCAGGCTAGTGAGCCTATGGGGCATGAAAACAAATCGCAAAGTGTTATATCTTTTAATACAGTAAACAGAAGGTTTACTATTCAACCAGTATCTACATCATTTAATGTATGGTGTAAAGGAGTTAAGTATAATTTTACAACTGCACAGACCGTAGATCTTCCAAATACTACTGGAATTTATTACATCTATTTTGATGGTGATGGAGTTCTTCAGTATAGACTTTCATTTTTTGACTGGGAAAATGATGCACCAACTGCATATGTTTATTGGAATGCCACTACTGGGACTGCACCATTCGTCGCAGACGAAAGACACGGTATTGTTCTAGACTGGCAGACACATGAATATCTACATAGAACCCGTGGTGCAGTCATTGCAAACGGATTCTCAATCAGTAATTATACCGCTACTGGAACTGGTGCAAATAACTCAGATGCTCAGTTTGATCTAGGTGGTGGTACATTCTTTGATGAGGATCTGGAAGTTATCATTACTCATAGTAATACACCAACTTCTGATACATGGCAACAGGACTTACAAGGGCCATCACAGATTCCTGTATTTTATCAGAGTGGTAATGGATGGGTTCGTGATGCAGTAACTGATTATGCACTAAAACAGGGAACTGCAAGAATTCAGTATAATTTCTTTAATGGTGCATCCTGGACAACTTTGGATGTTCCATCGGATACGCATTATACAACATCATGGATAATCGCAACTAATAATATCAATTACCCCGTGATTGCAATCATGGGGCAAAGTCAATCAAATAAACTCTCCGATGAAGAGGCACTAACCTTTGGAGATTTAACTCTAACTGCATTTCCAGTCGTAGAATTTAGACCACTATACAAAATTATTTGGCAAACAGATTCTGGTTATGCAAACACTCCAAATGCAAGGATTGCGGGAGTTTATGATATTCGTCAGTTAGTATCCAGTGGTGGAATCTCTGGTACTACACCAGTATCTGATCACGGATTATTAACTGGACTTGGTGATGATGACCATCTACAGTATGTACATATCAGTGAGAATAGAACTATCAGTGCAAGCCATACAATCACTGGTACACTAAATATTACTAACAACACTAATAGTGCTTTAACAGTCACTGGAAATGTTGGAATTGGTACTACCACTAGTTCCTATAAACTTCAAGTTCAAGGTGATCTTAATTACACTGGAACTCTGAGATATCAAGGAAATCCAATTTCTACTACACAAATTGTTGAAGGAACAAACCTGTACTATACATCAGAAAGAGCAACCCAAGATGCCTTGGTAATGGCAATCGCACTCGGATAAAACTATGGCAAATACATTCAAGAGTTATACAAAAGCATCCATTGGTACATCACTCACTGATGTATATACTGTTCCTGCAGGTACGACCTCAGTTGTAATTGGTTGTAACTTGTCAAATCGTACTGGTGATCAGATTAACGTCAGCATGTTAATTAATAAAGCGGATGTTTCTTCCGATGATGTTTATCTTGTGCGAAATATTCCCATTCCAAATGGATCTGCATTTGAATTTAACGCAGGCAACAAGATTATTTTGGTTGCTGGAGACAAAATTCAGATAACATCTGATGTTGCATCAAGTGTGGATGTAATCATGAGTGTTCTAGAGCAAACTTAAGGTAATTAAAAATGCCATACGTAGGTACTATACCATATCCATTTGTACAACCAGTCACTCAGATATCATCATTTGATGATATTAGTAGTCAGTTTAATGGATCAACAACAATTTTTAATTTGACCGTAGGAAGTGTTCCTTATAGTCATGGAACATCAAAGTCTTTATTAGTTGTACTTGGTGGTATTGTTCAAAAACCCAATCAAGATTACACAATTAATTCAAATCAAATTACATTTACTACTGCCCCAGCTTCTGGATTATCTTTTGAAGCTAGACATCTATATGGTATTCCAGTTACTTATGAAGAGACTGTATCTCAAAAAATTATTGTAAAAACAATCACTACTCCTTTTGCATATAGAATAAATGCAAAAGATGTATCTATAGTTGGTAGATCTGCAACTTATAATTATGTTGATTTAGATACAGTTGTAAATAGAAATGGATTAGACGTTCCTCTCCAGACTACATCAACATTTTCATAAATAATTAGAAAACTGTCATGGCAAATAAAACCCCACTAGTATTAGATACAACAACTTTGCAGTTGGCAGAGTTACCTACTGGAGATAACTTAGATCTGACTGGTAGTTCTATTTCTTCAGTTGCTGATATTACATTGACTGGTCAAATCAAAGGACCATCTACACTAGTTATTGACCCAGCAGTAGTTGGAGATGATACTGGAACTGTTGAAATTAAAGGTAATTTAACAGTTCAGGGAGCAACTACAACTATTAATTCATCAACATATACTGTTGATGATCCTTTGATTGTTCTTGCAGATGGACAAACAACATCGTCTGGAGTAAATACTGGAGGGTTCACTTTAGGAACCACAGGAATTTCTATTCAATATAATCACGGCGGAACTAGATTTGATTGTACGGAAGATTTTAATGTTGCTTCTGGAAAAATATATGAGATTAATGGAACTTCAGTATTATCTTCAACTACACTTGGATCAACTGTAGTTAATTCATCATTAACTTCTCTTGGAACTCTAACTGCATTGACAGTAGATGGATTATCTTCCATTAAATCAGTAACAGAATCTCTAGAGGTAAGGGCAGCGTCTCAAACTGGTGCTCAAACATACAACTATTCAACTGCGGCAATTTTTTGGCATCCTTCTGTTGCCGGAGACATTACTCCAACAATTTCAAACGTTCCTACAACCGCGTCAAAAACACACTCAGCGGTAATTGTTTTTAATCAAGGGGGAACTCCATATAAAATTGGAACAACACTTACAGTTAATAGTACATCAGTAACAATCAAATGGGCAGATGGCACTCAACCAACTGGCACTGCAAATAGAGTAGAAGCTTGGAACTTTACTCTAATTAATACTAGTTCTACCGCTACTCCATCATGGACAGTAATCGGTTCTAAAACCTCATTTGTATAATAATTGAAGGAGAAATAATATGAGTCCTATTATTGCTACATTTTCCAGCGGTTCTTCTTTTGGTCGTAGGGGTGGTATTGGTAAAATAATTGCCACTGGTGGAACTATCACAACAGTTGGATTGTATAAAATTCACACATTCACTGGCGATGGAACTTTTACAGTTACATCTGGCGGTGGACAACAAGTTGAATACTTAATTGTTGCTGGTGGCGGCTCCGGCGCTGATACTGGCGGTGCTGGCGCTGGTGGTATGTTAACAGGTTCTTTTACTGTTTCATCTACAAATTATTCTGTTGTTATTGGAGCCGGTGGTCCAGAAGGTCCAGATGGAGATAATGGAACTGTTTATCAAAATGGTTCAAATAGTACTGCATTTGGTTTGACAGCATTTGGCGGAGGATGTGGGGGATCTGGTTTCTCTCTAGGCGGCAATGGGGGCAATGGTGGAAGTGGTGGAGGAGCATCAAGAAATCCTCAAGGTACTTTAATAGGATCACCTGGAACTGGAGTTTCTGGTCAAGGTAATCGCGGTGGATTTCCATCAGCTGCAGATTGGAAAGCTGGTGGCGGCGGGGGTGCTGGTCAGGTTGGAGGAGATGCTTCTGGTAATGTATCTGGAAATGGTGGAAATGGTCTTCAGTCCTCTATTTCAGGAACTTCTGTGTATTATGCTGGTGGAGGGGGAGGAGGAAGTGATATCACTCCTGGGTCTGGTGGACTAGGAGGCGGCGGAAGAGGAAAAATTGGTGCAGATGGAACAAATAAAGATGGTGTTGCAAACACAGGTGGCGGTGGCGGCGGTGGATGGTCAGGCCTGTGCGGCGCTGGAGGATCTGGGATTGTTATAATCAGATATCTTGCGTAATTAAAAATAACTTCCAAAAATTAATTCGTCCATCTCAGATTCAATTTCAAGACCTTTTATGTTTTGAAGTAAGGATCCTGCCCACCAAAGACCATAGTTATCGGTCTGTTTACATTCTCCATAGTTATTAGTAGATTTTGCATTTGCATAGATCGTCAAAAAATTATGATCCTTTGATAATTTTTTGACGCACTGATTTGCTTTTTGTTTAGCAAATTTCCAAAACTCAGTATCGTATATTGACCCAGAAAAATAATGTAACATGATTACAGATTCAATCTGAATTATTTCTTTCAGGTAATCATTATTTGATTCTTCGTGACTTTTATTACCATTTAACATGTCCCAAGAATTTCTTTGAATATGGTCCATCATACCAACAGAAGTAGCTTCTAAAGGTTCAAGAAAGAAAGAAGCATTTCCATTGTATGCAATATTATCTACGTAATTTTGTTTTCTATAGTAATTTTTAAAACTAAACGAATTTGTATCTTGACTTGGAATTAAATTGTATTCCAAAAAGATATTTTGTATGTCTTCTTTTATTTCATCAATGGTGTTAATTTCACTGTTGTAAAGATATCCGATTGAACACCTATTCTGCAATGGAATTCCAAAAACCCATCCATATGGTCTAGCAATAGTCAGTGTATGCAAGAATCTAGGATACTCCCAATAACACTGATTGACATGAACAGAATTTACTGGAATGTATGAGCTCATATAAAAATCATCAAAACTTTCTGGTTTACCAGAACAATTCATTACAAAATCCGCATCAATTTGTGTAGATTTTACATTATGATCAAACAAAGAAACTTTATCTTTAACGCACTCAAAAATATAATTTTGCAATGAAATAGCATTAAAATGTAATGCAACATTTGGTGGCGGAAAAGAGTGCAGGAAAGACTTTCCAGTTTTACCCCACCCAGACTTATAGATACCAGTTTTAATAGTACCATCAATTTTATCCAGATCTGAGTAATTAAAAGATAAATTTGTAAACATATTTCTGGAGAGAGTCAGAACAGAACCTTCTCCTACTGCTTGTGTAGGTGTATCCGAATCAAAGTGCCATTGAATTTCGCAATCCGGCATATGTCTTAAAAAATGTATTACCGATTGAGCTCCTGCAGTGCCTTTACCGAGGATTGCTATTCTCTTAGTCATTTAAACTTTCTCCATTAATTTGTTTTGTTTCACAAAGTACAAACAATCTAGATTACTATTTGCATAAGTATCTATTGCATCTTCAACAGTATGCACTAGAGGTTTGCCAGCAAGATTAAAACTAGTGTTCAATAACATAGGACAACCAGTTTTATCATAGAAATTTTTTAACAAGTCATATAAAAATCCATCAGATATAGTTTGAATTCTACAAGTGTCATCTACATGTACAATACCAGGAGCTAATAGTTTTGTCTCTGGTTTACATTCAAAACTAATTGTCATGTATGGAGAAGATTTGATTCCAAGAGTTTCAAAGTAATTTTCAAACTCTTCCTCAAGAATTACACCAGCAAATGGTCTATACCACTCTCTCCTTTTTATTTTGTTTATAATATTTTTTGCATCTTTATTGCGAGGATCAAATAGTATTGACCGATGACCCAAAGCTCTTGGTCCAGATTCTGGAGATCCATCAAAAATTGCCAAACTCTTTTGATTTATCAAAATATCACTGAGATAGTCCAAATCAGTTTGGTTTCCATCAATTATGGTTTCGGAAGACTCATCGTAATAGTGATAAAAGTTATTTTTTGGAACAATAATGGATTTATCTTTAGTAAGTGATCTATATTTTAACATTGCAGAACCAATGCTTATTCCTGTATCGTCAGCGAGTGGTTCAAAGTAAAAATTAATATCAGGAAGATTTTTTACATAGAAATTATTTGCAACTACATTTAGTCCATATCCACCAACTATACACACATTTTTGATTCCAGTCAAATTTACATACTCTCTTATTAATTTTAGAGTTTCTGACTGAGTTTCAATTTGAACGTGTTTAGCCTTGTTTGCATATGGTTTATAGTTATTTTCCGTTATTTTATTGGTTATCAACTCTTCACAACCATTAAAACAAGATACATTTGACATGTGATTTGTATCTACATGACAAAACATATTACTTACAGATTTTCCAGAGTCATCAAATAATTTTGGATAGTCTTTTTGATCACCATATGAGGATAATCCCATAGTCTTTCCATTTTCTAGTGGATGTTCACCTATAAGAGTTGTGGCTGCCTCATAGACTTTAACTACACCAAATGAATTAGTTACTTCTATACTTGACTGTGGATATAAATCCTGAAGTTGTTTTTTAATCAAATACCTTTTATTCTCATATCCATCATAAGACCAAAAATTTTTATATACTGGAACAATATTGTCGGGATAAGAAAATTTATATACACTTTCTGATTCTCTTGCTACAGGAGTTTCGTTTAAGAAAACCACAGACCCATTTCTGTCTATAACGAATACAAGGGATTCTTCAAATCCACTGTTATAAAAAGCTATACTTGCATGAGAATCATGATGTTTTAAATTAGAAAAATTTTCAGCAGATACATTGAAAAGTTTTCTGACAAAATTATTAAATGTAAACTCCAACGTAGAAACTGTATTTGTTGGAGTACAATACAAGATATGATCTACTTTACCAAAATTCAAAGACTTGTATAAATTTAAAGAAATAAATGGGTGTATATCTCTCTTCTGTCCAGAGAGTCTTTCTTCCTTACAGAAAAATTCTATGAATCCATCATTAATTGCACAGACAGAACTATCATGTGTTATGTTGAAGGAAAGGATTCTCATTCTCAATAGTTTCAATAATTAACTTTGGTGTATATGGCAAAGTTATCTCTCGCTTGGAGTTATATTTTGTTTGATACGTGTATATTGTATCATATTCCTTGAAATCTGGCAACCTGTAAGCTACTGCCCGATCATCCCAATATTTTCCATCTTCCGTCATGTAGACACTTGGATATCTTACGCATCTCATTATTTCAACTTTTCTACCACGTTCCACATATTCTTCTTTTTCAAAATCACTTTCTGTGATAGGAGTAATTGGAAGTTTTGTAAGTAGTCTATCTATGATTTCTACAACTTCTTTTAAGCTTGCCGTATCTAAGTTTGTTATCTCTTGAGTTTCTTCTAATAAATTCAAAACTGATTTGCCAAAATTGGATCCGTAGATGTTCGTCAATTTTAGCTCATTTATTGCATGTTGCATCATATCAGAATTCATATGTTGTCCATTAAAACTGTATTTAGTTGATAAATACTTGATAAGATTTCCACCATCAATATAAAATGGCTCATTTTGCTAAATTAGATTCAGATAATAAAGTTGTCCATGTTTCTGTTGTTGATAACGATGTTATTTTAACGGAAGATGGAACTGAAAGTGAGGAACTTGGTATTGAACATCTACTGTTAATACATGGACCATCTACATGGAAACAAACGTCATACAATTCTAATTTTAGAAAAAATTATGCAGGTATTGGTTTCACTTATGATGAAACACTAGATGCATTTATTCCACCGAAACCATATCCTTCTTGGAGTTTGAATGAGGAAACTTGCAAATGGGAACCACCAATTCCAAAACCAGAGACAACTAGAGAAAATTATCTTGGTCCGTTTTGGGATGAAGATACTTTGAGTTGGATTGATATTGACTTATAAATAAAAATAAAACTTCATGGCATATATCGGTCGCAATCCTACTCCAGGTGAAGTAGTAATAATGGATTCCCTTGAGGGAGCCTTCAATGGAGTTTCAACTACTTTTAATCTAACTAGAACAGTAAATGGAGTGACCAGTGCATTCTATCCAGTTTCTAGTGCCCATCTGTTTGTATCTCTGGGTGGTGTTATTCAGGAACCAGATTCCACTGGTGATACTGGATTTAGAATCAACTACAATACAATTATTTTTGCAGTTCCACCTCCAGCCAATACAAGTTGTTTTATAATTTCATACGGCAACATCTTTGATATTGCGAATATTGCTGAAGGAAGTATTACAGCTGCAAGGCTTGCTGATGGTGCAGTAACTCCTGCAAAATTATCAACAGGTGGTCCTTCATGGGATAGTGATGGTGATTTTACTGCATCAAAGGTAATTTCTGGTTCCATATTTGCAAATCCACAAACAATTCCAATCGGAAATCATTTAATCCAAGAAAATTATAACGCTAGATCATTTGGTCCTACAATCACACTTGCAAATGGAGCAACTGTTACAGTCTCTTCTGGTGCAGTATGGACAATACTATGAGTATAAATATTACTAAAAGAGACTTATAATAATGAGTACATTAAAAGTCAATCAGATACAAAATTTAAATGGTGACGTACTTCTATCAAGTTCTGGTAGTGATTCAAATCTAACCTTAACTGGAGAACTAAGAGGGCCTGCAACACTGGTTATTGATCCCGCAGCAGTTGGAGATAATACAGGAACTGTTCAGATCAAGGGCAATCTTCAAGTTGATGGAAGTACCACAACTATTAATTCTACGACGTTGAGTATAGATGATAAGAATATTGTCATTGCGGATGGTGTAAGTACTTTAGCAAACTTAGATACTGCAGGTATTGATTTCGGAACAACTGCAGTTAAATTAAGATATAACTATAATGCAGGAAGTAACTCAACATTGAGTATTGAAGGTTCTAATGTTGGTATTGGAACTGCTTCTGCTGCATATACTCTAACTGTACAGGGTGATATCAATTTCACTGGTTCGTTGAATCAAAACGGCAGTGCATTCGTTGCGTCTAGATGGACAACTGGCACTGGTGATGATATTTACAGATCCGCCGGTGATGTTGGCATTGGCACAACTAATCCACAATATAAATTAGATGTTGTTGGAGATATCAACTTCACTGGAACTCTTAGACAGAATGGAGTTGCATTTAGTGCAGGTGCATCCTGGACTGCTGGAACTGGCGATGATATCTATAGATCTACTGGTGATGTTGGTATCGGCACCACAGATCCAACTTCAAAGCTACACGTAATCGGAAACGCAAATATCGTAGGTGATGTAACAGTAACAACTATCACAGAAACATCCAGTTTAACGTTGAAAGAAAATATCAATCCTATTGAAAACGCAATTGAAAAGATTCTTCAACTCAATCCTGTTACATATGATCGTAAGAATGGAATTGGTAAAAATGAGGCAGGATTAATCGCAGAAGAAGTTTATAAAATTATTCCAAATATTGTTACAAAAGATTCGGAAGGAAATCCAGAGGGTATTAATTATACAAAACTTTCTGTGTACTTAATTGATGCAATTAAAACTTTAACTAAAGAAATTGAATCATTGAAGAGTAAGTAATCATGGCATCTTTAAAAAATACTACTGTAGATTCTACGGGTGCCATAGTTCTTCCATCTGGAACTACTGCACAAAGACCCTCTCTAGTTCCTGGAAGTATTAGATATAATTCATCATTCAATGTTCCAGAATTTTATGATGGAATTAATTGGAGATTTCTGCCAGATATGGTACGAACTGGATTAGTCGCATACTATGATCCAGGTGAACCAAGTTCATATCCAGGTTCTGGAACTGCTCTATATGATGTAAGTGGCAATAATAGACTTGCGACTTTGTTTAATGGACCAACATATAATAGTTCCAACGGTGGAAGTCTTTTGTATGATGGTGTAGATGATTTTGGTCAGAGTGGAAATTTTACTCCAAATATAACTGATAAGACTTTGTGTGGTTGGGCAAAATTAAGTAATCTTTCTCAAACTGGAGGTGCATTAATAGGATTGCAAAGTGAAAGTGGTGCAATATTTGATGCCTTGGTATATAACGAAGGAGGAAACACTGGTTGGAGATTTGGTTCAGATAATAATGGACGAGCATTAAACTCCTTAGTATATGAAACATCAACATCCGAATGGGTGTTTATTGCAGGGACTTGGGCAAATAATGACTATAGAATTTATAGAAATGCTGCTCTGATTGGAACACGAACTGATATTGCTGCGAGAGTTTTTGATTTTACTAGTAGAATTAATGTTGGACAAAGACACACTGGGGGTGGATCTAACTTTTTGGCTGCAAATATTTCAGCAACTATGTTATATGATCGTGTTTTATCGCAAGAAGAAATACAAGAGAATTTTAACGCTATGAGAGGAAGGTTTGGAGTTTAACTATGGCTAACCTAAAAAATACAACAATCAACGACACTGGTTTCATCAAACTTCCATCAGGAACAATTGCTCAACGACCAGTATCTCCATCAGCGGGGATGTTTAGGTACAATACCGACTTTGGTGCCGAAGAATATTATAATGGAACTAGATGGATGACAACATCTGGCAGAGAATCTATTGTTCAAAATGGATTGCAACTTTGGTTAGATTCTGGTATTACTAGTTCTTACTCTGGTTCTGGAACTACTTGGACTGATTTGAGTGGAAATGGTAGGAATGCTACTTTGATAAATGGACCAGGATATAATGCAAATAACAAAGGAAGTTTAACTTTTGATGATACTGATGATTATGCAAGAGTTACAAATGATACTATTGCTAGAATAGGATCATCAAATCACACAATTAGCGTATGGGTCAATCCTATTACTAGAAGTTCTGAAGATTTTGTTGGAACGGGGTCAGCTACTGGTTCCGTTCTTTTAATGTTATATTTTCAAGCAGGAGGAGGATTGGGTGGATTTAGAGGACATGCATGGAGCTCTACTGGTGCTGCAAATACAATTGATAGTCCAAGAGCAATTCCATTGAATAGTTGGAGTATGTTAACTCAACGAGTTACTTGGGGAGGAAATATAGATTTAATTGAAAATGATGTAGTTACTGTTAGTCAAACATTATCTGGTGGTGCTCCTTCTTCATCATTGACTAATTTTTTCGTTGGAGTCAGAGATGCAACAGGTGTTGGGGGATCAGTTTTTAATGGCAGAATTGCAGTCGTTCAAGTTTATAATAGAGCACTAACAAACGCAGAACTAGCACAAAATTTCAATGCCCTTAGATACCGTTTTGGAGTATAACAATGGCATCACTAAAAAGTTTAACCGTTAACGATACTGGATTTTTAAGATTACCATCGGGAACTATTGCACAAAGACCAGCATCCCCATCGGTAGGTCAGACTAGATTTAACACGAATTTAAATATCACCGAATACTACAATGGTTCTTTGTGGTCAGAGATAGTAACACAAGGACCACCAGTAGTGCAAGACCAGTTGAGAATTAGTTTTGATGCAGCATATCCATTATCTTATGTTCAGGGCAGTCCACGAATACACAATTTAAATGGTGAAATTATTGGAACTTTACAAAATGGAGTTGGTTATAGTTCTTCAAATGGTGGAACTTTAGTTTTTGATGGAACCAATGATAGTGTTTCATTTACGCCATATGGTGTGTCAGTTCCAAATGGGATGTCTTTTGATATTTGGTGGAGATCAAGTGATGGAACAAAGTATCAGGACATCTTTGACTTTCTTGACATATATGGTGTATGGATTACATTAAATGGATTCGGAACAACTGGAAAAATTACAGCAAGTTTTAATACAGTTGCAAATATTATTCAAGCAAGTTATTCAATTAATACTTGGTATAACTTAGTTTTAGTTGGTAGTGGAACAACTAATATTTTATATCTAAATGGAGTAAATGTTGGTACTGAATCAAGGTCAGTTCCTACATATGTTTCATTTAATGGGGCTAGACT